GCTCGGTGAGTGGCCGTAATAAAATAGCCGGGTGATAAACTATGCCAACATTTTTTGAACGTCTCCAGCACAGCTGGAACGCTTTCAGGGGGCGAGACCGTCCCTCAAGTTATACCGGCCCTGCAAGTTATTATCGGCCGGACCAGATCAGACTGCGCGTCGGAAACGATCGATCACTGATCACGGCGATATATAATCGAATCGCGATGGACGTCGCCAGCAATAAAATAGAGCATGTAAAGCTGGATTTGGAGAATGGACGCTACAAAGAACGTGTCAACGATGGTCTAAACAATTGCCTGACGCTTGAACCAAATATTGATCAGACAAGCCGCGCCTTTATACAGGATGCGGTTCTTTCTTTGTTTGACGACGGGTGCGTGGCGATCGTTCCGACGGATACAAATCTCGACCCTTCCAAGACCACCTCATACGATATTTTGTCGATGCGGGTTGCCAAGATTGTGCAATGGCGTCCGCAGAGTATTGTTGTTTCGATTTACAACGAACAGACGGGGCAGAAGGAAGAGATCGAGGTTCCGAAGCGATTGGCCGCGATTGTTCAAAATCCGTTTTACATGGTGATGAACGAGCCGAACTCAACTCTTCAACGACTGATCCGGAAGCTGAACATTCTGGACGCCGTTGACGAACAGAGTGGTTCTGGAAAGCTGGATTTGATTATTCAGTTGCCGTATGTGGTTAAATCTCCAACCCGCAAGAAGCAGGCTGAGGAGCGGCGTAAGGATATCGAGATGCAGTTGGCCGGTTCCAAGTATGGCATCGCCTATACAGATGGAACCGAGCGGATTACCCAGCTTAACCGCCCCGTTGAAAACAATCTTCTCAATCAGATCGAATATCTGATGAACATGCTCTATTCCCAGCTTGGCGTTACGCCGGAGATACTGAATGGTACCGCCAGCGAGGACGCCATGATTAACTACTCCACCAGAACTGTCGAGCCGATTCTCGCGGCAATTGTCGATGAGATGAAGCGCAAGTTCCTGACCAAGACGGCGCGGACGCAGGGGCATTCGATAATCTTCTCGTCTGAACCGTTCAAACTCGTTCCGGCCAGTAAGATAGCGGACATTGCCGAGAAGTTTGTTGGCAACGAAGTGCTTACACCGAACGAGGTACGCTCGGTCATTGGCTTTAAGCCCGCGGACGATCCGAAGGCAGACGAGCTGAGAAACCGAAGACTTAACCAAGACGATATTACCGAGGGTGCTGTTCCCGTGAATCAAAATGGCAGTGAAAAGGAAGAAAAACAGCTATCTGAAGACAACATAGCGCAGATGCCGATTTCGGAATTGAACCGCCTGCTTAAATCACCGAACCCCGCCTAAACCCAGATATTTTGGAGGTAACTAAAATGCCTAAGTTCGACTTTGGTGGTTACGCCACTAAAAACAACCTCAAGTGTGCGGACGGTCGAACGATTCGAAAGGATGCCTTTATCGACTGTGACGGTATGAAAGTGCCGCTGGTCTGGGCGCATAAGCATGACGATCCAGGCAAGGTGCTGGGTCACGCAATCCTGGAGAACCGTGAAGACGGTGTTTACACTTACGGGTCCTTCAACGACACCGAGTCTGGCAGGAACGCAAAAGAACTTGTCAGGCACGGCGACGTGAGAGCCCTTTCTATTTATGCTAACCAGCTGGTGCAGAAGGGCGGAGACGTCATTCACGGCATGATCCGTGAGGTCAGTCTGTGTCTTGCCGGCGCAAATCCTGGAGCCAGAATCGAGGAACTGTCCTTTGAGCACAGCTACGACGAGGACTGCGACGACTTTGACGCTCTTCTCTTCAACGGCGAAAACATCGTAATCGAACATTCCGATGACGATGCAGAAGAAAAGAAGAAGGAAGAAACCAAGAAAGAAACAGAGGACGATAAAGAAGAAAACGAAGCGTCCGAGGAAGATGAAAAGGAGGAGCCTGATATGGCTACCGAGACCGAAAAGAAAGAGGAGCTCAAGCACGAGGACGAGGAGACTGTTAAGGATGTCTTCGATTCCATGAGTGAAAAGCAGAAGAATGTTGTTTATTTCATGATTGGTCAGGCGCTTGAGAATCAGGATAACGAGGAGGAAGACAAAGTGTCCCATAATCTGTTTGAAAACAATAGCGGCAACGAAGCCGCCCTGGCCCATGCCGCGATGCAGGAAGCAATCGAGACTGTGATCAAGGAAGGCCCCAAGTATGGGTCTCTGCGCAAGTCCTATGAGCATCACATGCTGGAAGGCGGCGCTCTGGCCCACGCTATCGACACCACCGGCTTGACCGTGCCCGAAGTGACCAATCAGCAGTACGCCAATACTGTTGGCTACGGCATCAACGGTCTGGAGTATCTGTTCCCCGAAGCTCATGAGCTCAACGACCTGCCCGAGTTCGTCAAGCGCGAGACCACCTGGGTTGACGCGGTTCTGGCCGGCGTCAAGAAGTATCCCTGGGCCCGCATTAAGACCACTTTCGCCAACATCACCGAGGATGAGGCTCGTGCCAAGGGCTATCTGAAGGGCAACCTGAAGAAGGAAGAGTTCTTCAGCCTGATGAAGCGAGAGAGCTCTCCCACCACCGTGTACAAGAAGCAGAAGTTCGATCGTGATGATCTGATCGACCTGGCCAAGCCCGCTGTTGTCGCCTGGGTGAAGACCGAGATGCGAATGATGCTGAACGAGGAGCTGGCCCGCGCAATTCTGATTGGCGACGGTCGTCCTGTCAGCAGCGAGGATAAGATCTTCGAAGACAAGATCCGTCCTATCGTCAGTGATGTCGATTTCTTCACTGTGAAGCAGTATGTCGCTCCTGGTGCGGATGACGAAGAGACTGCCAAGAAGGCGATCAAGGCGATCATCAAGGGCCGCAAGTTCTACAAGGGCACCGGCAGCCCCACCTTCTATACCACGGAAGACTGGCTGACCGACATGCTGCTGGTCGAGGATTCCATCGGCCGCCGCCTGTACGACACCGAGGCTCAGGTCGCTTCCGCGATTCGTGTGCGCAACATCGTTCCCTGCGAGCTGCTGGAGAACTACACCGATGCTCAGGGTCGCGAGCTGATCGGTATCATCGTCAACCTGAACGACTACGGCGTCGGCACCGACAAGGGTGGCGAGGTCACCATGTTCGACGACTTCGACATCGATTACAACCAGTTCAAATACCTGATTGAGACCCGCTGCTCCGGCATGCTGATGAAGCCCTATTCCGCTATTGCGGTGTTCAAGTCCAACAGCGGTTCCGGTACCACCACGACCGACTAAAACGCCTATAAATACCGGCGATTAGTCGTTTCCCTCTCTACGAGAGGTCATAAAAAATCAAAATGGGAGTGACATAGCGTATGCCGAAGTTTTACGGGCCTGTTGGTTATATTGAAACCGTTAAGGACGAAAACTCTCCAGACGTCTGGGTTGAGAAGCCTGTGGAGCGATTCTATAAGGGTGACCTTATGAAGAACTTCCGGAATCTCACCAAGAGCAGCGAGAACGAACTTAACGACGACGTAACCCTTTCAAACCAGATCAGCATTACCGCGAATCCGTATGCGCTTTCACATATGGCGGACATGCGCTATGTCAAATGGATGGGGACGGCCTGGAAGGTGACCGGTGTGGATGCCTCCAACTATCCCCGTCTCATACTTTCCATCGGAGGCGTATATAATGGCGAAACCGCGGACCAAGCTTAGCGAGATATTGCATACTTTCTGCGACAACGTATATTTTCAGCCTCCGACCGGGAAGCAAATCAAGTATCCATGCATCATCTATGATCTGGAGAAACCTGATGTTACGTTCGCGGATAACGCCCCGTATGCGATATACGACCAATACGAAATTAAGTACATTACAAGAGATCCTGACGACGATACCAGGAACCAGATTATCAGATTGCCATTATGCTCCGCCGACAGACCTTATCCGGCGGACAATTTATACCACTATCCATTCCGGCTTTATTGGTAAGGCCGGATTGTTTATTTGAGGAGGAATATTAATATGCCTACCACCATTACTTGGGATGCTACCGGCGAGCGCATGTTTGAAACCGGTGTTGACCACGGTGTGTTGTACGTTCTGAACTCCACCACCGGCGTTTATGGCAACGGCGTTGCGTGGAACGGCCTGACCGGCGTTACTGAGAGCCCCGACGGTGCTGAGCCCACCGACCTGTGGGCTGATAACATCAAGTACGCTACGTTGCGTTCTGCTGAGACTTTCGGCCTGACCATCGAGGCGTATACCTATCCCGACGAGTTCGGTGAGTGTGACGGTTCTGCCAGCCCCACCACCGGCGTTCATA